ATTGATTTCATTTATGTCAAATTCATCTCATGGATAAGCTGTCAGCCCAGAGAGATGATGTAACGATCTCCCTGATTGATCAACTCATCGTTCGGCAGGGCGGCGTATTGCACGTCCTGCGGTTCAGCAGCTTTCCAAGCCCTGCCGAACATTATGGGCCCGCTGACACGGGCTTCCGTAAGTGCGGTGCACAGTCACGGCTGCTTCGAGTAAACTCACGCCCGCCATGGTCAGAAATTTAGGCTTGTCAGGCCAGGGGTGTCACTATGATTACGCCCCATGGTATTTGGTATAGCGCTCCACAGCGCAAACCACGCATGATCACGCGGCAAACCACCAACCAAACTCAAGGTGTTTCCGAGGGTGACAATCCTCGTGCGGAGTTGTTCTTACCGCCAAGCACCAGGTGGTCAAGGGCTGACTAGGCCCGGTGGTCTTCGGAACTTGTATGGCGCCCCGGACGGCGCGGCCCCCACCTCACAACGAGGCTGGGGGCGCCACGGCCGCAAACGATGAGCAGGCCGTGAGGGTAGTGGCAGTGGCAGCCAACGTGACGTACGCTGTGGGAACGTTAATGGTCACGATGTAGGTCTGCTCAATGAGAGTCGCTGCAGCATTCACGTTGAGCGCTGTGAGCGCCACAACAGTCGCACCGGCTGCCGCCGTGCAAGACATGAATGTGATGCCGGTGCCATTCATCTGCAGGGTGAACAGATACTGCCCTGTGTTGAGAAACTCAATGGCATTGTTTCCCAAAATTGCGATGCCCTGGGCCTGCACGGTGATGATTGGTGCAGTACCGAGCGGAGCGGCCGGGGTAATGGTACCCCCGCCCTGGATCGCGCCGCCGGCCATAAAAACCGCACCGGCGGATGGAAGTTGGGGAGTGTAGAAAGTCACATCGTACTCAACCCAAAGTTTGCCCCAAGAAACGGCCGAACCGTCAGTCGTACAGACCCACATGTTGCCACTGTCGTAGGTCTTGACATCCAGGTTGGCAGGTAGAATGCTTTGCGTGCGAACGAACTTCTTGGAAACACCCGCTGCAAGGGATTTCTCGTCCAGAACGCACACAATGTCCTTCCAGGGGGCATCCTCCTCAGTGCTCATGTAGGAGGAAGCAACCTGTTCATTCTGCGGTGACCCATCAGCCGCATCGTAATCAGGTGCAAGAAGCAGGGAGCCCGGAGTGGACGTCCCTGTGCGTGTGAAGTACTCGTATTTCAACGAGTTGAAGTGGTAACACTCCCACGCCTGGGCCTCAACCGATAACCACGGAAAAGAAACGGCGAGGCCGGGATTCAGTGGGAAACCTGCCGCGATACCGAAAGCAGCACTTCCAGTAATCGAAGCAACAAGCTCACGATGCCGAATGCGACAAACACCCATCTCTGATCGACTGATATGTGGTGCCGCTGTGTGTTGTCCTGTGGCGAAAGCGGCTGGCGCAGCCCCTTGGACTCTGGTTCGGTTCTTTCTGGATCGCTTCTTGGACTGTCCAGCTCCATCAGGTTTGCGCTTACGCTTGTTTTGCTTTGGTTTACTCCGCTGCTGTTTGTTGTTGTTGCTCATCGTTTCAGATAAGCGCCTAGGCAATTTCAGGTTTAGAAATTCGAGGCTCCGGTGCGACCGGTGACGGGAAGACAATCCAACTCCGCTCCCCATGTCTAGTTGATTAAAGGCTCAACCAGAAAAGCCGTCGCCAGATGGCGCAGTTAAGGCAATTTCACCCCGCCACGCTTGGCCATAGCGTCACGGGTGCCACTCCACTTGGTAATGTAGGCGGTGTAGTCTTGATCCGACTCTCCTTCTCTGCGGCCCCTCTGGGTCCACTGGCACACACACGGCAAAGGTTCACCGTCTTTCTTCTTCAAGCTCCAAGAGTGCGTGCATTTTGGCAACTTCGCAGCTGGTGCTGCCTCCCGCTTGTTAGCGGGATTACGAACGCGCTTACCAGACCGATCAACGCTGGGAACGGCCGCAGTGGCTACGGCCAACATGTTCTGTTCGGCCCCTGTCAAAACGACAGGGCCGTCAACTCCAAAGGGAGGCGCATCCGGTGCTGGGTCTGGGGCATCCAGCTCTTCCTTACCCTTATCGGGCGGGGAAACAGGCCCGGGCACGGGCGGGTGCACTATGCCATCGTCTCCAACCATGGCGGGGACTTTAGTCGTCTCCGGCTCGGTAGGGACTGGCGTGCACAAAGGGGCTTTGAGAAGCCTCGCACCATCACCTGACAACGAAACCTCCGCTATCCAGGTATCAAAGCGCTGCCGATCAAAATCTGGGATGAACTTCAGAAACAAATCATTCATCCAATCACCAAACTCATTCGGCCAGTTCGCCTCTTCTTCGTGCCTGCCGTCCCACGGCATGAGCACGCCTTCCACACGACTCCCCAGAAGTCCATGTGCGACCCTAACGATTCGTCCAATCACTGGGGAATTTCTGTCCATGCGGTAGTAGCCAGAGGCCCTTTCCGCAAATCTCTCAATGGGGCTGTGCAAAATCTTCGGCCCAATCCACAGCTTCTGAAGCGCGCGGAGAGGATTGGCCATGGAACTCGGGTTCCCATACCAAACCTCAGGGGAAAAATAGCGGTTGAGAAAGTTGACACCGCTACACCCACGAGGGATCACGTCTACCTCGTAAACCTGGCCGCACATCTCAGCGCTAGTAACGAGCGCAGTGGGATCAACACCAACCGAGAGAGCGTCATCGCCGCCGTAAATGCCTAGCGACGCAAACGACTCAGCAGCGTTCTTCTTCCTCCCACGAACTATGGTATTGCGCTGACCACAGTAATCGATGAAGGCAGTGGCCAGAGAGTTGAAATCCGCAGTCTCGGCGGAGCCAGATCCGCGACCATAGCCAGATTGGTAGCGGCGCCCGAACTCTGTCGTGGCGGGGAGAGCTATCTGCTCATCCATCAGCTCATTCACGCGCACATGATGCTGGCGGGCGAAGAACCGAAGCATGGCTAGGCGCTCCAAAATCCTGACGAAAAAGAAGATGTGCCCATCCATTCTCGATGCATCAGAAAGTACGGCCTCATTCGCATCGGCGAGCAGTTCGACTACTCGTTCGGCGATTTTGGCGGGGGTCAATGCAAAAGCGTACCACCGCTGATTGCACATGACCTGGTCATGAAAGGCATACGTGAACGTCGCATAGCCCATTTTCGTAGCCGGAGGAGACTGCGAAATGTTGCGAGGATCAGTGACTTTCTGGGCTGGCTCTTTCTTCACGAAAGTCTTCCACGCACGGCGGTAATTGGCACCAGTCATCGTCGCTTCGTCCAAGAGAACTCTCTGAGATGGACGGCTCTGCCGGGAGAAGACCTCTTCCTCACCGACAGGATGGCCACGGCCCGGCTCAGGGATCATCATCTCGATGAACTCGAACATGTACTTCGCCAGGCTGGGCGGGATCTGCCCCTTCTCACGGCCATGAAAAGCCTCAACGCGGCCCTTAATGCACACGTTGTCATTGGCAATACTACTAACGAAAGTGTAGTTGGGACCAACCAAGGGGCTGCCAAAAGCAGCCATGTGTTCCTTGGCGTCGTAGTCGTACTTGCCGAACCTAATCGGAATGCAGGCAGATTCTGGGGGATACACCGTAGGAGGAAACAACGGCGTGCCGGCGCGGACGAAACCAGCAATAATGGCAGCATGACCTGGAGGCAACTTCTCCGTTGGCAAACCCGCTGCGTCGCTTGGCGCCACATTACTGGACACCATCGATGGGGTAATAGGCACCTTAGCCAACATAGCGACGGCGTGGACAGCATCCCACTGTTCCACAGGGAGGTCAACAGACGTCCAGCCCCCAAGGTCTGAAACGCTGCGGTGAAGCCCGCTGGATCTCACCACGTCCATGACGACATGGTTGCCCAATACAGGTCTAAACCTCTCCAACCCCCCGCCTTCGATGCACAAGCGAGTGGGGAGGATAGATGGCATGTCAAACTGCCCGATGGGAGTGAGCAGGATGATTGCATGATGGGAGTCCACGTGTTTACGATCGATGTGGTAAGAAACTACTCTTTTCCACACCAACCCAACATCCTCAACGACAAACGTGTCGCCTTTGTAGTTCCAGATTCTCGATTCGTAACACGCGCCGCCGCTCACGCGGTACTGGCACACGTCGTCCTGAAGGAATCTGAACTGGTACTCTCCATCGCTCTTGGCAGCCGAGGTAGGCTGAAACGTGCACACAAAGTACACCCCGACATAACGGGCAAGAAGGTTGGGCATGTCAACGTACTGATCCACGTCAACAAGCACCGCGGCCTGGCTATCCGGCTCGAAGCCGAAATCAGCCAACGGGATAGGCAAATCCTTGCCCCAATGAAAGGAGCGGCCGCCCAGAAGCCCCTTGCGATGGTCAGCCAAGGACATCTGGACCATATAGGGCTCAAGGCCCATACTCTTTGCAGCAAACACGGCGGTTGCACTCGCGGTGTTGCGATCATTCGCGCTACTCGGATGAGTATGATTGGTCTGCGGCTGTGAAGCCACAAGAACCGACGCGGTAAAGATCTGGCGAAGAGAACTCGATGATTGCCTAGGCAGTATCAACGAGCGCTGGACATACGCTGTAGACAGCGCAGCACCGAGGGGGCTCTTGTATCGGGCCCACAAGACGCCAAGGGACTTCTCTCCCAACAGGATGGCGAGTATAGCCACACCCCAGCGTCGCGGTCGGAGTGACAACTCCAGGTCCACACCCGGGATCGTCAACCTCCTAGATTTGCGCCCCACCACAAGGCACAAAACTGCGATAGCGATTGCGTAGACACGCCGATTCCTCGGGGTCACCGCCGGTTTCATCTCCGGCCTGCTAGGGCTAGAGAATCCAAGCGACGGGTGCCATGATGGCAGATACGCAATCAACTTTGACAACCCCTTAAGGGTCGCCGCAGTAGCTGTCAAATACCCTAGCAGCTGTGTTGTGGCCTGCTGAGGAATCTGGGTGATTTTCGGCACCACGCCTAATCCTTCACCCATCCAACGAAACAGAGCGGTCATGTCGGCCCACCCTTGCGGGTTGGCACCTTTCGGCACAGGGACATCGTAACCACTCATTGATTGATTGGATTGATTGATTG